TTCATACTTCCCAACTATTGACCATGACCTAACCAATCAAGGGCAAACAGTAAAACTGACCAATATATTGCGAAGGTTTAAAATACCAAATTCGCTGGCCAATAAAGCAGAAGTCTATTATGAATATGATATACAAGACGGCGACCGCCCAGATACCATTGCCGATAAGTATTATGGTGACTCAAAATATGCTTGGTTGGTTCTTCACTTTAATAATATATCTGATGTACATTTTGACTGGCCGTTAGATACATATAATTTTGAAGGATACATTTTAGGAAAGTATGGATCTCTTGCCGCTGCTCAAGCACAGGTCCATGAATACCGAATATATCTATCGAAGATTCGTGATGGCGTAAAGGTTCCCGCCACAGCTGAAGTTCTTTTTGACGGAACTAGCGTGCCTGCCCGCGTTGTCGTTGTAGATGAACAAACATATAACACAACCGCATCGAATTTCCAGAACGCAGTCTTGAGCGCATATGATTATGAAATTGAAAAGAATGAAAGTAAGCGTTCTATCAAATTACTAGACAAGAGGTATCTTGGTCAAGTAAGGAATGAAGTTGAAGACGTATTGAGGAATGGCGTCTAATGGCTCAAGAAGGCGTATTGGGATATAAGCATCCTGGGGATGTAGATGTCAGGGCATTCAAACTTGTGTCTGCTGCAGGTCAAGTCGTAGATTTAAAATCAATCGTAGTTGACTTCAGTATATATTCAGGAATTGATGAACCATACCTGCAATGCGATCTAGTCCTTAATGACTCTGTTGGTTTGATGAATACAATCAATGTAAATAAGGACGGCGACATACAGGGCGGATTCTCTGGCGGTGACGTTTTGATTGTTTCATACAAGTCTAATGACGATAGCTTAGAATATAAGAATCACATATTTGCTTTGTATGAGATGACTGACCGAAAGCGTATCGAAGAGCGCAGTGAGGCATACTTTCTATCAGGGATAAGTATCGAAGCATATTCATCATCGACAACTAAGATTTGCCGAGCCTATGGTGGAACTGGCGGTAATGATATTTCTAAGATGGTGAAGAGTATTGTCGATGAATTCATATACAGCAAAAGTATAAAAGATATACACAGGTCATATAGAGCGGCGACAGGGTTTAGGGTAGAGAAAGAAACTGTATTTGATGAGACTCTTGGTAAACATCAGTTCATTATACCGAATCTATCAGTTGATGACACAATACAGTTTATGATAAACGAAGCAGACTCCCCTGATCATATTCCTTATTATTTCTTCTACGAGAACAGCAAAGGTTTTTGTTTCAAGAACCTTGCGAACCTAATTAATCAAGAACCAAAAGAAACATTCTCGTACATGCCTTCTAACGCGAACGAAGGGAGCAACGCCACCAAAGATGAAAACTTTGATAGAACTAAGATTGTTTCCTTTGATGTCATAAAGCAAAGTGACTTTATGGAAAATGCTACCGGAGGTCTGTTTAAGTCTAGGACTATTCACTTAGATATTCTTAAAAAGACTAAGCGGGAACGTGTTTACAATTATGATGATTACTTCCCGAAGTTCAGTAAATTACAAAGGTTGAAGATTGCTGGCAGTTCGGCAGGCGAACCAGTCGTTAGGATGTATACTTCCAGATCTGACCACGATAACGACCCTATCTTTGCCGGCGAAGCTCCTCACCCCAAAAGGTATTGTGATGTAGTTTCACAAAAAGAATCATATTTCTTACACATATTCAATACCCAATTAGAAGTCGTCATCCCAGGTGATAGCGAAATTGATGTCGGTGACGTGATCTACTTGAGCATACCCCCAGCAGCCATCACTGATGACCAGTATGGCACGGAAGATAAATACATGAGCGGTAAGTACCTGATAACAAAATTAAGAAATAAATTACTTGATGGTTCAGAAGCCATGAGTACAATTATAGAATGTGTCAAAGACACAAGCATTAAACACTAGGAGAATAATATGCCACTTCCAGGATCAGCGCGAGAAAAGCAGTTTCTATCAGAAATAACTGAAAAGCAGCAACCACAATTCCTTCAGGAGATTAAAGAACCAACTCATGAAGAACCAGAAGTATTGGTTGAAGAAACTCCAAAGAAAAAAAGAAAGCCTCGTAAAAAGAATTCATAAATGAGAGAGTATGTCGGTAGAGGAAACTTCACTTGGTTCTTCGGTGTAGTTGAAGATCGTAACGACCCAGTACAGCTGGGGCGAGTCCGAGTGCGAGCATACGGATACCATTCTGACAATAAAGATCAGATACCGACCGACCAATTGCCTTGGGCAGTACCTCTAAATGGCGTAGATTCAGCCGCGATAAGCGGAGTAGGAATATCCCCGACAGGAATGGTCGAGGGTTCTTGGGTTGTTGGATTCTTCATGGATGGAGACCGCGCCCAAGAACCTGCGATTCTAGGAACCCTTTCGGGGGTGCCATCTCAACTAGCCGATACAGCACTCGGGTTCAACGACCCGAAAGGCATTTATCCAAAGTACATTGACAAATCAGATGTGAATGAATTGGCTCGCGGAGACTATGTTCCTCCGGTGGAAGATGCGGGTAAGATCGCCGCCCCTAACACGCCCTATGCTGCGCAGTATCCATATAACCACGTCAGGGCAACTGAGTCTGGCCACTACACTGAATTTGACGACACCCCCAACGCAGAAAGAATTAAAGAGTTCCATAAAAGCGGTACTCTATATGAAGTCCACCCAACTGGGGATAAGGTAACACGAGTTGTAAAAGATAATTACTCATTGGTAGCAGGTGATGATAAACTGCACGTCAAGGGCAATGTTACAATATTCGTAGACGGTGATACCAATCTCACTGTCGCCGGAACAACTACGGTTGACACCCCCTTAACGAATTGGACAGGTGATATAAATTTAACTGGTGATCTTGACATCACTGGTAAATCGACAGCATCCGTGGATCATGTATCCTCAGGAATATCTGGTAAGGGTCATACTCACAAAGATACCCCAGGACTTGGTGCTGGCGACACGAGCAAGCCACAGTAGGATAGTTTATGGCACATACACAGTTTCTAGACGAATCAGATTTCTCGCTAAAGATTGGCGGTATAGAAATCAATCCACAAACTGGTGACGGTATTGAGGGAATTCTTAAATTTGATTCGTGGAAAGTAAAAAAAGATTCCGAAGATTTGGTGTTCTACTATACTGATGTAGAGAAGTTTAGAATATCAAATGTTGATGGAGCTTCTGGCGGTACTGGTAACTTCGAAGAGTATACGTTCATATCTTCTAATAATGAACAGACGTTTGTTGGAGCTGATAACTTTGGTTCTACTCTATTGTATACACCAGAGAAAATGACTGTCTTTATGAATGGGGTAAGGCTGAGTGCTAATATAGATTTCACTGCTGTTACTGGTAACACTGTCGTGTTTACTGACGTAACCTCTAATGGTGATATTGTTACAATACAATCGTTCTAGTGATTATAAATAGAATCTGTATAGCATTAGTATAGCTTTAAGAAGTACAATATTATTATAACTGATTGTTTGGAAAAGTCAAGGAATATTTTATGCATCACGATAGTTTAATCAATTTATTTGAAACATACACTCAAGAGAATTCTAAATTCTCTGAAGGCAACAAAGCTGCTGGTACGCGGGCAAGAAAGGCTCTAGCTGAGATTAGCAAACTTTGTAAAGATCGCCGAAAAGAGATCCAAGAAACAAAGAATACATAAGTGAGGAATGATGTCAGGCGCGAAAACTAAACAGAAAGAGATATTCAGCGATTTGGACTTGGGCTTCTTCGCCCATCCAGTCACGAAGAAAGTTTCGCGCAAGGTCAACAGGAATTCTGTTCGCCAGTCAGTAAAGTCGTTGATTCTTACAGATTATTATGAGCGACCGTTCAAACCCAACCTCGGTTGTAGTCTTCGATATTATCTATTCGAGCTGTTCACTCCGGCCATCAAGCAACAGATGGAAACTACTATTCGAGAAGTAATTTCAAACTATGAGCCAAGAGCTGATATTATTGAAGTTCTGGTCGAAGAAAAACAAGATGACTATGCGCTGATTGTTTCAGTAGCGTTCATGATAATCAATGATCCAGATCCTATTATTCTGGATGTAATCTTAGAAAGAGTCAGGTAAAATGTCGGCAAATACATACTTACAAGTTACGGAATTAGATTTTGGTCAGATAAGAACTAATCTAAAAACATACCTTAGCAGCCAAGATCAGTTCAAGGATTATGATTTTGAAGGTTCTGCTATGGCAGTTCTTCTTGACGTTCTATCATACAACACTCACTATAATGCATATTATTTGAACATGGTTGCCAATGAGATGTTCCTTGATACTGCTCAGCAAAGAGACTCTGTTGTATCACGGGCGAAGGAGTTGGGGTATACTCCCGTTTCTTCAATCGGCGCAACTGCTGAGGTTCAGGTAGAATTTGCTGGATTAGCAAACACAGTTTCTCAGTTTACTATTCCTAGGAATTCAAAGTTCACATCTACTGTTGATGATGTCACGTATACGTTCGTGACTCCGGCGGCAAATAAGGTCCTTCGCTCAACTACCGGTAAATACATTAAGACTATTAGTATTACCGAAGGTGAGCCATTATCACATAGCTGGACTGCAAGCGCATCGAATCCTGTTCGGTATATAATTCCCAATGCTGGGGTTGATACCACAAGCGTCACTGTCAGCGTACAAGCATCTGCCACTGATACAACTGTAACGGAATTTACCAGAGCTTCTAATATAACTCAAGTATTTTCGACAACTCCAATTTATTTCTTAGAAGAATCTGCTGATCAGAAATATGAAGTTGTATTTGGGTCAGGTTCTCTAGGTCTGCCTGTTAAGCCAGGAAATATAGTTACAGTTAAATATTTGGTAAATAACGGAGAAGCCACTAACGGAGCTTCCAAGTTTAGTGTTGACTCAATTAATATTGGTGAGACCTATACCAGTTCGTCAATAGTTTCTGTCGTTTCTAGTGCCAGCGGCGGTCGTCCGCAAGAAACAGTAGAGTCAATCAAATTCTCTGCCCCAAGGAATTACCAAACTCAAAACCGAGCGGTGGTGGCTGAAGATTACCAGAGAATTATCCTAAACGAAAACCCTGATCTGCAATCTGTTATTGCATACGGCGGAGAGTTAGCTGTTCCTCCTATTAATGGAAAGGTGTTTATTGCTGTGAAGCCGTTTGGTGAGAGGTTTGCTACTACTAATAGAAAGCAATCTATCAAATCTTCAATACAATCAAGAACACCTCTTGCGATTGATCCTGTTGTTGTTGACGCTGATTACACGTATATCATCCCATCCGTGACAACGTATTATGATTTGACTCGTTCTTCTTTGACTGACGCTGCAGTTGAGCAAAATACAAGAGACGCCATAACCGCATTTGCTACTGATAACCTAGAAAGGTTTGGTAATAAGTTTAGGTTTTCTAGATTCATTCGGTCTTTGGATAATACATCTACTGGTGCGGTATTGAATAATGATGCTAATATCAAAATTCAAAAGAGAATCACCCCGAATACTGATGTTGCCACTTTGGTTGAATTGAATTTTAACAACCCGATTAGGCCATCTACATTATCGTCAACGCAGTTTAAATATAACGGGTTTGATGCATTTCTTGGTGACGATGGTCTCGGTAGAGTTTCCATATTTAGGTATAATGATACGAAGCAGAAAGTTGATATTATTGTTCTGGCTGGTACCATCGACTACACTTCTGGTAGGATTCTAGTACAGAACTTCTTACCAACGTCATACTCTGATCAGTCTTTGAACATCACAGTTACGACCGAGAACTTAGATATTATTCCTGTGCGTGAACAGATCCTGTTGATGGATTCTGCTGACGCTAAAATCAACGTAGTTGGTGAACAGACCTAATGATAAAAGCTAAATTATCAAAACTCGTACAGAATCAGTTTCCCGAATTCTACAAAGAAGATGGGCAAAACTTTCTCGCGTTTATTGAGGCGTACTACGATTATCTTGAAGAGCAGGGAAAGCTGACAGACGCTATTCAAAATATTGAAGACTATCGTAGTATTGATACAACTCTAGACGAATATATTGATTATTTCCAAGATACTTTTTTGCCGTCTGTTCCTCATGATGTTTTAGCTGATAAAAAAATACTGGCCAAGTATGTTAAATTTTTCAACGAGACTCGAGGAACCCTATCCTCATATAAACTTCTGTTCAGATCTATCTACAATGAAGACGTTGAAGTAAATTACCCAGCTGATCAAATGTTGAAGGTTTCTGAAGGTGATTGGAAACTTGATAGATATCTGGTAACGAATTACGATCCCAAAAATTATACCCTAATCGGAAGAACAGTGGAAGGCACCGAATCCTCTGCTCAAGCTCTAGTTGAAGATGTTGTGGGTAGGGTAGTTCGCAATCGCGACATTATGCAGATAATAGTGTCCAAGGTATCGGGTTCTTTTAACCACTTAGAGCCAATCAGAATTCTAGGCGATACTTCTGCCAATGCGCATACCCCGATCATTGAAGCTGGCATAGAATCTGTAGAAATTATAAACAGAGGCGGCGAGTATAAGAAGGGTGATTTGTTAGAAATTATTTCTGACGATGTTGGTGATTTCGGCAAGGTTGTTATTACTGATACAGTAGACCTCAATGGTTCAATAACATTTCGGATTGATGATGGCGGCTCGGGTTATACTTCATCAATATATGGCGAAGATCAAGGCGAAACGCAAATCCTCATCACTGGTGGCGATGGACAATCGCCTGCCAGCTTTACATTACAACAGCAAGATATTGGCGATACGTTTGCTCTGGCGTTTAATACCAACCTGATTTCCGGCAACAATATATTTGGTTCTTCTGGACCACTGGTAACATATGCCGACACTACGACCGGAATCATGGATACGTTTGCCAATACACTCCTGTCTTCTCCCAGCTTTGGGTTTCCTGAGCAAAATGAAGTTCTTGGTAATAAGGACTTCAGGGATAACTCTAATGCAGTTATTAATATCGTAACAACAGGCGCTGGCGTTCTTTCTGTTGGCGATTCGATCTTTGGCGGAACATCCGGAGCTAATGGTATTGTCACAGAAGTTGTTGACGGCACGGCTGGTGATGCATGGTTTCGGGTCGATACTTATAAAAGATTTACTGGAACAGAATCAGTCAAGAAGCACTTCGCCGGAGGCGGCGGCACGGCAATCGGAACTGTTAGTTCATTCCAATCAAATACTGTTGGTGGTCATGCGCTGACTCTCGGCGTGTATAGTAATACACACACAATATCTGAAGGCGATGAGTTGGTTTCAAAAAGCATATCTCCGTACAGTAATGATTATGTGTTTGGTGTTGTTAAGAAAGTGATAAACACGATTCCTAACGGATATGATGGGGGCGGCGGTGATGTTCGTGACCTGATTACATTCCGCGTTACAGCAAATACAACCGCTAATGTATCAAGTCAATTTGAAACTGGACCGATGGCTTCTTTTATATCGGGTCATGATATCAGGAAACAAGGCAGTACAACTACAGTTGCGACTGTATCGGATACTTCTTCAAATACTGTTTATGAAAATATATACACAAAACTAGAAGATTCGTTGTTGTTTAAGACTGCGACGTTTGGCACTATCGAAGAATTATCTAATAGAGTTGGCGGTTCAGGATTTACTGTTGCCCCTAAAGTCCAATTGATTGAGCCAAATATATCTTCTCTTGGTATTGGCGAGCAGTACATAACTATACAATCTAACGATCAGAACTGGCTAACTGGTAATTCATCGGTCACTGGCCTTGATACAAACGATAGGTTGTTCCAAGCGAATACTGGAGCTCGTGGCGACATTAAAGCCGGAGGCGCTCCGAACCAAACACCTGCTACTACTGTTTTGGCCAACGGCACATTCGAAACGACAGTAAGGGTTTGGCAGGATTTCTTACAAAGAGATCCAGGAAATATTATATTCAAGGTTGGTGAGCCAGTTCGCATTGATAAGTATGATGGCTCATATGTTCCAGGTGGGCAAGACCAGAGAACCCTAACCGGCCAAGGTAGCGCCAAAGTTGTTAGTGTTGTAGATAAGGGCGTTCTTGGTAAGAATGCTGTTATTACTCCAGGAGTTGGTGCTAATGGTACTGCGGTCAGCTTCAGAATTATTGATTCGGGTTATTCATATAGTGATGGTGAGGTTGTGAGAATTCAATCTTCTGGCAGAGATAATTCTACGCAAGCTGTTGTTAGGTTGGATATGAACGGCACTGCGAATTCGCAAGGATACTACTCATCATCTAG